ATTTCAGCTGAAAGTATGTCGATTTCTTGGGTGGTAATGTTATCATACATGGACGAAAAAACCTGTTGGGCTACCTTAGATGAATCGCAATTGTTAGAGAGTTCATTGGTTAAATTCTTGATCCTATTGGTGACATTGTCAAATTTCATATCCTCAATACGACCTGAGCGTTTAATTACTTTCATATACATACTGTTAAATTTTTATTTTTAACTTACTTATTACATTTCAGATCTTTACCAAGATCCCTACTCCGGACAGAGACCGACCCGGCCACTTCGAGCTTACGGTTGGGTTGAAGAAGGTACGTGTTCACGAAGAAGGGCCCAGTCTCACCAGCCTTGGCAACTGGGGCATAAGATCCCACGAAACATTCTGGGGATTTACAGCTAATCTCGGCCTCCTTACCTAAAGTGGGGTGCTGGGCATACGCTTGATCGAAGTCAGAGAACTCAGTAGTGTTCAGCATTTACTATTTACATATAATTTTTTTCGGCGAGTATATTAAATGGGTGACAATCTTCATCTCAATTCTATGAAACAGACTAAGACTCCGCTGAACTCCCTCTTTTTTTCAGAGTTTAACATCGATCTTCTTCAGCGTGGAATTCGCCAGGCCTTTAAGAATCGAAGTGGTATCGCCATCGACTACCAGAACCCCGATGATTTGTACAGTATCATGCGGGTCGTTTTCATTAACAACTCGGGTGACCATAGCGTCCAAGTCAAAAAGCAGGTTAAGTACATGAACGAGCGCGTGATTGAGACGGCCCTGAAGCAGATCCAGACCGGTGTCTCTCAATATATGGCGTACGCGAAGGAAATTGATACAACTCGTACAATTATGGATAGGGCTGTAAATACCAGTACCGTTGGTAATAAACTTGGTCCAAATAACAAAATAGGTATCAACTAGTATAAAGTTACGAAACCCTTGTAGTATAAGTATGAGCCTGAACTACTACAAAACTGAGACTGAGAAGGTATGTAAACAGAAAGGGTGGGATCGAGCAAACGTGGATACAGTATGGCTTCTTCTCACTGAGGAGTTTGGTGAATTGGCCTCAGCTATTCGTCAATATAAGAGAACATTCAAAAAGATGAACTTGAAGAAGGAGAGGGGTACAGATGTGATGATGGAAATGGGGGATGTATTTAGTTATCTTTTTCAGTTAGCCCACATGCTAAATGTAGATTTGGATCAGATGTGGTGTGAACATCGAACTAAAATGAAGAGTAAAAAATATAATCTGAACTAATATTAATTATGAGTTCCCATATGCTCAACGATGAAGATGCGATCAATAAGGTGAACCCGTTTGTCACACACGGTTTCTCCCTTCCAGGGGGTGTGAGACAGACTGGTGATTTTGAAGAATTTTCAGAGTTAAAAACTGGTGTATGTAGCCCGATCACTGAAGACCAAAAAAGTGTATTTTGTGATTTCGGACTATGTGGAGAGCAAATTAAACCCACTATTGGTGAGGGTACCCTGCACCCCAAAAGAAATATAGATACGGGATTCACATGCCCATCAAAAAAGAAAACAGTGAAGGTTGGGGTTGCTAAACAAAAGCGAACGCCTTATTTTGGGGTTTTCCTCATTTTACTATTCATACTCCTGATTGTATTATATTCAGGACGCTAGAGAAGTATTCTAGACGACTGAGGTCAGTACACTCTTGAATAACATCTTGAAGATGTTTTTTACAAAATTTCTTGATAACATCTACTTGCCAAGCACTGTTCATATTAATAATCGGTGGCTGGAATGTAGGATCCAAAATTTTGCTAGAATGCGCGACACGGACGTAGGTATTGGTCTCATAGTCACTCAATAAGAAATTCTCGAGTGTGAGTTCAGCTATCTTTTGTTGAACCTCTACCGTCTTTTTCACCATCGTGTCCAAAAACTTGACATAAGAGATCGTTCTCTTGTGGGACTTGATTTGTTGCCAATCACCACTGGGTTCAGTAGAGATGTAATCAACGTAGGTTTCGTAGCACTTCCCCTTCTTAATGTAACGATCATATACGATTTCAACGTAAGACACCTTAGATTCTACGTCATAAACAGAAAGTGCACTCTTCAAAAAAGCGGTCGCCATTCTTTATAATACCAATTTCTTCTTTAAACACCTAAGTAGTCGATTATCATGTTGATAAGTATGCTTATATACGAACTGGATCACAGCAATGTATTCATCGATTGCAAATAACAGCTTTTCCTACCTATTGACGCTCGATGATTTCCGTGAAGCTCTACCCGCAGAACTCAAGCCGTCGTGGATCAAGATTACAACTATCACCATGATTTCACGGTTTGTGCAGCAGATTGATATCAAACGACTTCGTGCAATATTTGAGGATCTCGGTTCTTATACAATGAGACGATGCGGCACTAACAACGACGGGGGGTTTCAATGGAAATTGAAACCGACAACATTCTACAACCAGGTCACCCTTACCTACCACGACACCTACAGTACCAAGTCTGTGAAGGTGTTTCCAAATGGGAGTATTCAAGTTGCCGGGTGCTGTGATATATTTGACTGTAAACGTGTCATCACCCAACTTACCTACATTTTCAAGACCTTTCTGGACATTGAACATCATATCCCAGACGACTCATTTCGTGTCGTGATGATCAACTCCAATTTCAGTTTGAATTACAACGTCAATCTGATGAAAGTATCTGAATGGTTTGAAGAGTATAGTGACATTTTCAAGGTTTCATTCGAACCTGATCGCTATTCCGCTGTTAAAATCAAGTTCAAACCCGCGAATGATATGAAAGAAATCACTTGCAGTATTTTCAGTACTGGTAAAATTATCATTACTGGGGCTGAAACCCTCAAAGAGATTGCATTTGCCTACAATATTATCAATCAACACATCAACGAAAATGAGTCTATCCGGGTGTCCCGGACACAGGAAACGGATGTTTTTGACATTTACCTTGGGTACCGATGCGATCCATTCGTTAAACTTCTCAGAGAAAAAGGTTTCAAATCTTGGGTACAGACGATTACGAATAGGCAAATTAATTTCTAATTTTATAGTAACAATATGTCGCAGCGACTTGGAATGGCGGACGGACGGTGTTTCACTGTTAACTCCTCAGCCCAATTGTTTAACAACTATGTTATGAAGCAGAACAATATCACTTACGAAGACAACTACTCCTACAGGCAACTTCTCCAGAAGTCGGGACCCGAACTCTTTGACAAGATTCGATCGGATACCCAAGGTGTGGGCCCATGCACCAACTGCAACAAGCCCATGGTTGATACATCCAAAATTTACTAAATTATGTGAGCTAAATCACGGAAAAAACTTTATACACACTACTGTAGAATGCCAACATGCTCTATATGTCTGGGGGAAGTCCGATCAACGAGATCGAACCCCCCAATCCGATGCGGACATATATTTCATTCCCACTGTCTACAAGGGTGGAAAAATAAAGGTAAGAATACGTGCCCAGTATGTCGGAAAATTTTCGATGTTAATCAATTTAAGGTTGTTGTGTCAATACAGAACAATCACACAGCAGTATCTAACTCTGTGTCATTGATGGGTGAGTCTGTATTTGACATTCTCGATTTATTCGATATTAACTTCGATGTCCAGAATCAATTGGATTTAGACAGTATTCTTAACGATCTTGGGGTGGGTCTTGCCGACTTTGATCCCTCTATTCTTGACGCAGAATGAACTGCAGTACAACTTGTAATTTAGGGATGTATAATCCCGTGACGCTTTGCGAGGATCCTTTATCAACTTACCCTTGGCGTCCGTCAGTAGGGGTCCTGTCGCCCACCCACGTTTATGACTGAAAACATTAGCCCTAAATACAATACGCTTCCCTAATTCAAATTTACCAGCTTTCTTTATTTTTGAAATAGGAACTTTAAAGAAGTTCGCTACAGAGTTGACAGTGTCACCACTTTTGATTTTATATTCAACAACACCATGTTGTTTATAAAAATGAAAATCCCCATGTCGAATATAATTTGTAGGTCTCCCAGGTGAAACAAACATCATGACCTTGTAGTACCCCTTTTTGCATTTTTCGTTAGCCTTGGCAATGTACACCTTCTTGGGATTATCAGAAACAACCCTCTTAGGTAAATTTTTACACGTGGTGTAGTTGTGTTTTCCATTTGCTAAACCAGAACGATCCCCAGGGATGGATTTTTGCCAACGATACGCTTCGTAGTCACCTACAGCGTATGCGTAACAATTATTACTCGTGACACCAGTCTTACTCGACCATCGTCGGTTAGTGTACCGAGGCTCCGAACCACTCAAGGGGAGTCCACTCATCTTACAGTCTGTGTAGAAAAAAATATTAACATGTAATAAATGACGAACCACATCAAGGAAATGGCCATGTCCGAGACTCGCACTGACGCACTCAGGGAATTTTTGTTATTTCTTTTGACACTTCTCATCAGCACCTTCCTCATCCGTGTACTGTGGAACCGCTCCCTCGCGAAGCACATCTCCGTCCTACGACCTATCAGCACACTCGGTGATGCCTTCTTCCTCTCCGTAGCTCTCAGTGCTATCCGTGGCCTTTAAAACTCGGTATATCCGATACTGGTCTC